CCAATGCGGACGACACGACCCTCGCCGATCACCGTGCCCGCTGCGCCGCCCTGTCCGGCAATATGCGTGACCTGACCAGCATCAAGGCGGCCTTCGTGACCAGCACAGACGCGACCTGCTATGACGTCACAATCGGCTCCGAGGACGAGGGCATCGACGAGCGCTCCTGGGCCACGGCTTTCTCCTTCGAGCTGCTGGTGGTCCTGCCTGCCGCGTAACCTTCCAAACCTCGCATATTCAAATGGCCGCCATCTCTAACGGAGTCACCTGCGTCTACGGTATCGCGGGCACTGTCACTAACCTCTTTGTACAGAGCTACAGCCTGTCGTCCTCGTTCGTTTCGGACGTGACCGTAGTGGATGAGGCGGGCATCACCAAGACCCACCGCCTAGACGACCGCAAGTCCGAGATTACCATCGAAGGCATCGCCAAGACGTCCACGATGCCTATCCTCGGCGCCACCCTCGCCTTCACGGTCAATACCGCTTCCGCCTATCCGGGTGGCACTGCCTCCGCTTCATTCTCTGGTACCATCACCAAGATTGACGACAAGGGCTCCAACAAGGGCTTCACCTCGGTGTCCGTCACGGCCATCGACTACGAAGGCATTACCTGATTGATTCGTCTGCAACTGGCTTAGGATAGACGGCGTGGACCGCCGCTTCCTGAACGCCTACGTCGACCCGGCGCCTTTTCGGCTGCTGGGTCGTTCGCTTTATCCCTGGTGCCTGAAGTATCGGGTGCGCCTGATGGCCTTTGACTCCCCGTTGGTCGATGGCTCTCGCGGCATAACCCCTGCCGATCTGCTCTTCGCCTGCAAGGTATGCGCCGAAGAACCCCTAGGGGGCAAGATTAGTATTCTCGACAACCTGCGCCTGATGTCATTGAGCCGCAAACCAGCCAAGTTCGAGCGCCTGATTAATGCCTTCGCCGGCTACATCCTCGTGCAGGACTGGCCCAAGTTCTGGGAGCAGAGTAAGACCAAGTCAGGGGGCGGAGACAAGGGGGTGCCTTGGCCTCTGTCCATCGTCGCTAATCTCATCGCGTCTGGCATCGAAGAGAAGCGAGCGTGGGAGATGCCCGAGTGTCAGGCCATCTGGCTGAACTCCGCCCTGGCTATCCGCAAGGGTGCGGACGTGGCGATTATGTCCCCGGAGGAAGAAGCCTTCATGGCTGAGGAAGAAGCCCGGGAGAAGGCACTGGCCGCTTGTGCTTCCAATTCTGCAAAGGAAACAGACAATGGCACAATCCCTGGAGCTTAACATCAAGACGACCTCGGACGTTCCGCAGGCCATGGACAAGGCCAAGTCCGCCACTGTGTCCTTTGGCAAGCAGGCCGAAGACATCCAGAAGAAGTTCAGCACTGCCTTTAAAGACATCGCCCTTGGGTTCCTTGCCCCGATGGTCCTTGTTAACCAATTGGTATCCTTCATCTCGCAGAGCATTGAAGACGCCAAGAGGCAAGCGCAGGAGGGTCTAGATCTGATTGCTAAGGGCGAAACCAAACTGGCTACCACTGAGCAAAGCAGGCTCGCTCAATTCCTCAAGATGAAGGAGGCCAACAAAAAGGAAGCAGAAGACGTCGAGGCCGGTATGAAGAAAATGGCCATGGAATACTCTTTCACGAAAGAGGGCGGAGCGGCCAAAGAACAGTTCCTTTCTGAAGGCTCAAATCGTTTCCTCGTTCAATCCATGGGAATGGGTCAGCCAAGCTACGAGCTTCTGTTTAAAAACAAGGAGTTCCAGAAACGAATGTTGGACGCCTTCCTTCAGTCTGAAGAGGGTAAGAAGTTTGCACCAATCTTCAAAGACAAAGACAAGGACTTTAAAGGCCCTGAAGGCTTCGGCAACGTCATCGGCGTAGGCCCTAACCCGGTCCTTGAGGCCATGGCCCAGCAGACCGAGATCGCGCTGGCCCAGCTCGCCGAGCTCCAGAAAATTTCCGGAACGTCCAACGGCGTTCCCATCGACTTTACCAAGGGACTACCATCCAAATAATTTATGGCTATTGTAAAGACCGGCAACGCACTGACGACGCCCCTGCTCCAGCCAGGAGCTAAGTTCATTCAAGACGGGTACAACCTTACCGTCGGCACCCTGACGTTCAAGGTGGATAAGGCCGGCTCTTCGGCGAGTTTCTTCCGAGGTGCCAGTTGCCCGATCAGTGCCTTCAGTTACTGCAAGATGCATAAAGCTTCGGTCGAAATCGGACCGCTTGAACTAGACACATGGACTGCCGAATATGTCGGCATCGCCGGAGGGGGTGCATCGACTGAGCCTCAGATCACCGGCTCGCAGGGCCTGACCTCGGAGAACATCACGACCCACCCTAACTGGGCCGTCCTCTATAGCGCGGGAGGCTTCACTGGCACTCCCATCGCCGGCGTCGGCACTGGCGGAACGATTGACGTTCCTGCTTACGCGGCGGTCGCAGGAACTAGTCCGACTGAATACGAAGGCAACAACGGCGCGACATTTGAGGCTGCTACTGGCCGTAAGTTTCTAGGATTCAAGAAGGCTAAGTTTCAAGATTTATACGGCAAAACAAATTACCTTGCTCCGCAGTGCTCAATCTCGGGCATCTTCTACACGACAAGTGCGACCATCGTGAACGACCACCGAAACGCGGTCGGCAAGACGTCTGGAAACGGCACCTTTGCCGGCAAGAAACTCGTAACCGACTACATGGGCACGTCCTTTACGATCAGCGGAAAGAACCAACTGCTACTTGCCCAGGTATCCTTCGAGGACTTTGGCCTGCTCTACAAGATTCAGTATGAGCTGCGCTTTAACCGCGAGGGCTACAATGCCTCGGTCTACGCGTCCGTCTGATGAAACTGCAACCCGGAGTCGGCTACACATTCGACTCGTCCGGCAAGGGCTTTACCCTGGACGTGTCAGACCCGTTCCCTAGTCGGGATGGCAACGCGTCTAGCCACCCTTTCAAGGTCATCGCCATGGGGCCTAGCGGCTCCAACTACCGTTACCAAGTCGTGTCGGGAACTATCAACAGCCTCGTCCCTGAGATTGACGACATCATTTCAGGGGTCGATGTCCTCTTGGATCGCACGACCTCGGGCGTCCCCAACCCTCCGACCGGGCAACTTTCCATCAACACCTCGACCAAGGAGTCTTGGATTTACCTGCGGGCCGGCGCCGACACGGCCTCCCCCTACGCCTTCCCAGATACGAACATCGCCAACGCGGCCTACCCGAAGGTAATCTCGTCCGACGTTGAACTGACCGACACGGACACCTACGGCTACGTCCTGATCGCCAAGTTCGACATGGACTCGGCCACGGCCCCGACCACCGGCGCCCTCTACCAATACGTCAGCGGCTCCCTCTGGGCTGACCGCATCAAGGTGAACGGGATGACGGCCAAGTATTATTACGCCCGCATCTGATGGGTGAAGTGATCGGAGGCTCTGCTACCTACTCCACTTGGGGCCGCTGCCGCACGCCTATCTTTAATTCGGTCGTAGGCATCTCCACAATCAACGCCCATAACTATGTCGCGTCTGATGGCTTCGCTCCGGCCAATGGCGGCCTGTTCAGGTGCTCGGCTTGGGTGTCGACTTATAACTGGGTCGACGGAGGGGGCACGACCCAGACCGCCTACATCGGAGCAATCGGTAACGCCTTTAATCAGGCTGGCCCTCCAGCCCAGGGCTACTTTTGGGTAGGTGCTTCTAACGCCGACCCTGCCGAGACCTATGGCCCGAACAATCTGGACGACGTAGAGGTGCAGGGTTACTGGGTAGGCCGTGACGTAGTGCTAGACAGCGGGACAAATGCGATGGTTTACGCGGCGCTTAACGGGGTCAATGGCTCGTTCCAGAGCGTAGGCACCACGACCACGACCATTGTTTCCTTCGACCTTTGACCCCCCTTCCAATCGGGGCAAGTTTAAGACCCGATGAGCTGCCCAAATCAAGTAACCGTCTCGAGGGGCAACACCTTCGCCTGCACGTTCACCTGGACTCCGGGTGCCTCTGGTCCGGCTAACCTGCTCACGACCACGATTACCTCGACCTTCGAGGACAAGCAGTTCAACCAATACGCGATGACCATCACCAAGGCGGGTGACGGCCTGTCCTTCACGGTGGCCTACACTGGCTCGACGGCGGACTGGGCCATCGGGGTCGGTCGCTGGGACATCAAGTTCGCCTTCTCCGGCTCGAGCATCAGCCGCTCCGAAATCTTCCGCGTCAACGTCATCGACTCCGTCACGGTCTAAGCCATGCCCGACGCGATCATCACGTCCACGGCCTCGACCTTCGGGACCATCACCGGCACGTTCGCCGCTGACCAGTCGACCATCACGGGGACGGTCTCTGGCGTCATCACGGGCACGCTCGACGGCTCGGTGGGCGTCCCCGGCGTGGGCGTCCCTGACGGCGGCACGACCGGGCAGGTGCTCCAGAAGGCGACGAACACCTCTTACGACACGGTCTGGGCGACCCCTTCGGGCGGCGCTTGGGGCACCATCACGGGCACCCTCTCCAATCAGACCGACCTCCAGACAGCGCTGAACCTCAAGGCCCCGCTGGCCTCCCCCGCCCTGACGGGCGTCCCGACCGCCCCCACGGCGGCGACCCTGACCTCGACTACTCAGCTGGCGACGACCGCCTTCGTGCAGCAGGAACTCCTGTCTGGCACGGCTAACGCCAAGAACCTCGAGGTCTACGTCCGCAACCAGACCGGGGCCACCCTGACCGCCGGATCGATTGTCTACATCAACGGCGCCACGGGCAACCGCCCGACTGTCACCAAGGCCCAGGCTAACAACGACGCGAACTCCGCCCAGACCTTCGGTTTCGTCAAGACCAGCATCGCGAACAACGGCTTCGGCTTCGTCATCGTCCGGGGCGAACTGGAGAACGTCGACACTTCGGCGCTGACCGAAGGCGTGCAGCTCTACCTTTCCCCGACGACCGCCGGCACTTGGACGACCACTAAGCCTTCCGCCCCCCAGCACCTCGTCTACGTCGGCATCGTCGTCCGCGCTCATCCGACTCAGGGCGTCATCCTGGTCGCCGTCCAGAATGGCTACGAACTCAACGAGCTGCACGACGTCCAGATCACCAGCCCGACCAACGGACAGGTGCTCAAGTATAACTCGTCGACCAGCCTCTGGTATAACGGCCTCGATGTCGGCATCCCGGTCGGCGGCACGGCGGGTCAGTTCCTGACCAAGATTGACGGCACGGACTACAACACCGACTGGACGACGGTCAACCTGTCGGTCTACGCGGTCAAGTCGAACAACCTCTCCGACCTCACCAGCGCCTCGACGGCCCGGACTAACCTCGGCTTGGGCACGATGGCTACGGCCACGGCTGCCGACTACTCGACGACCACTGTCGCGAACGGCCTCTACTACCCCCTCTCGGGCAACCCTTCGGGCTTCATCACGTCGTC